ATTCGTAAACCAGCGAACACCTTTGACACGAATATATTTCTTCCCATTCTCGTCAATACGCTGACCGGCGGCTTCCATCGGGTAATAATCGGGAATCCCGAATTCCCGGTCGCCGCTGTGAATACTTTGTCCCAGCCACAATTTATTTTCCTTGATCAAAGGAAAGACTTCTTTGTAAGTGACCGCATTCATGTTGCCGATGATGACAAATTGCTTTTGTGCTTCAACAATCCATGCCAGAAATTCGCGGAACAAAGAAAACGGTGGATTGGTGATAATGATATCGGCCTCGTCGCGGAGCGCTTTCACTTCGTCACTGCGAAAATCGCCGTCGCCGGAGAGATAGTTCCATTCCAGATCATCGATGTCGATTTTCCCGTTTCGATTGGCGTCATGCTCCAAAATAAAAATTTTGCCGTTGGTCCGGCTCCTGTCGGCGTCGTAATTGGGATTTTCCGTTTCAAACAGGGTCGGTTCCCACTCTTTGATCTGCTTGCTTTCGATGGCGTAGCTGGTGCTGATGAGCTTCTGCAATCCGAAGTTTTCAAAGTTCTGTGCAAAAAAACGGGTGAAGTTGCTCCACTCGGGATCGTCGCACGGGAGCAGAATGCTCTTGTTTCGGAAAACGTCCGGATCATATTCGATATAAGCATTGATTTCCGCCTGAATATCCGCATATTGGGTATAGAACTCGTCGTTTTTCGCACTCTTGGCTTTCGTCAGGTTTGTATTTTTCGCCGTCGTATAATGTGCGATATGTGAGCCGATGAACGATATAATATATTCAAGGCAAGAGCAATGGGAAAAACAATGAAAAACGCGATAAACGGCGGTATGTCGGAAGTGAACGCGGACGCAAAACATATCGCACATTATGCGATATTATTTTCTTTGAAAATACTGCCGACGCCCATTTTTTTCAAGCAAAGAGAGCCGAATTTCAGCCTTTTCCGCCTGCCGCTTGACATTTTTCCAAGCGGTGCTATTGTAAAAACGTTGCAGCTCTAACCGCAACCGACATGTTTTCAGGATTAGCACTCCGAACGTCGTAAAATGAAAACTGTTTTTTGTCCGGATGATAGATTTTGGCTTTGCGTGAAGTCGTCGGCACGTGCTGGTGAGATGGCAAGGGAGGTTAGAGCCCCGACCGCAAAGCCTCTTTTATTGTCCGGCGGAAAGGCTCGCGTATGAGCAAAAAAGAATTGTCCGTCTTCAACTTTGAAGAGTCCACCCCGATCCGAGTTATTACCATCGACGGCGAACAGTGGTTTGTCGGCAAGGATGTCTGTCAGGTACTCGGATACACCAATCCCGCTAAGGCAATGAGTGACCATTGCAAGGGGATAACAAAACGTTACCCCCTTGAAACCGCCGGCGGCAAGCAGGAAGTCCGCATTCTTTCCGAAGCGGATGTGATGCGCCTGATCTGCGGCTCGAAACTGCCCGCCGCGCAGAAGTTCGAGCGGTGGGTATTCGAGGAGGTACTCCCCGCGATCCGCCGCACCGGGAGCTACGCCGCCCCTTCCGTGCCTTCCGTGCCCGTCCGTGAAAGTCCGTGCTCCGAGCAGCCGGAGCTTCCGCTGTCCGCACCGCAGTTCCTTCCGGAGGCCGTCTATCGCGGCGTTCCGGTGATCTCGCTGCCGCACCTGGCGCAACAGTTGGGAGTCACTCCGAATCAGATTCACAGCGCCTTGCACAACAATCGCGCCGGTCTGATCGAAAACACCGAACTCTTCCGAGTGAAGGGCGGTTATGCGCTTCGCGCCGCCGGTTGTGGCAACGTCTTCGGCAGGCGGACGCACCTGCTGAATCTGTTCACCGAATCGGGAGCGGCGAAAATTCGCACGTATCTGTTTCCGGATCTTCCCGCCCCGGCTCCGGCGGTCGCCGCCGAACCGCTGCCGCAGGTGAAAGCGGAACTTCCGCCGCCGGGACTGGACATCCCGCGCCTGACCCGCAGCCGGGGCGTAATCACGATCACCGGAGCGGATTTCCGCCGCAAACTGGCGGAGCGGGAACTGGATGCGGAAAAGCTGCTGCGCAAACTCTCCGCCGCCGGTTACGACGTGGAAACGGCGATGGTTGAAGTCGCCTACTTGCGCGATCTGTCCCGGCGGTTCTGCGATCAGGCGGAATTGATCCGGGAGAATCTGCTCCGGGCGGAATCCGGCGCGAACCGGTTGTGCAACCTGTCGCTGAACGCGGTCTACCGTTTCGGCCGCGGCGGCGGCATCGGTACAGGCGAAACCGTATTCGCCTGATCCGATTCGCCCCGGCGGCTTCACTCCGCCGGGGCGTTTTTTTTACTCTCTGTTTTCTTCTATCTTTCTCTATGATTTCTCTATTTTTCTTCATCGTCCTTCATTTTCCTTTACCTTCGATCCCGTTTTACTCTTGTTTTTTTGTTGACAATGCGGTATATTGATAAAAAATGGTCTGTTTTACGTAAAGGTCGGTATCATGGACAGCAGGAAAATATTGCCGCTGACGATTGCTTCTTATTTGATTGAGAAATCCATAACCAGCGGGGATTGCATTACAAACCTGAAACTTCAAAAGCTTGTTTACTATGCTCAGGCATGGTTTATCGTTCTTTTCGGTATAAAGCTGTTTGATGAGGATATTCAGGCTTGGGTGCACGGGCCGGTCGTGCGTTCGATTTACGACTGTTACAAACAATATGGTTACAAACCGTTGCCATGTCCGCGCGTAAAAAGCGATTTACCCGGCGATGTGCAAAAGCACCTGGATGAAATTTTAAAGATATTTGGCGGTTATTCCGGTTTTCAGTTGGAGTTGATGACCCATCAGGAAGCTCCGTGGAAAAATGCCAGAAAGGGGCTTCCGCCTGATATGGCTTGTGACCGAGTGATTTCTCCCGAAGATATGCGGACGTTCTATTCCCTGCTGGCGACGAATGGCAAAGAAGGATAAAAAGATTCGTCCCAGCGGGCTTTCCGGTTCTGCCGGAATTGTGGCATCGCCGCCGAAGATTCGTAAAGTTTCTTTTTCCTTCAAATATTTCGATCATGTCCGGGAAAAGGAATTCGCCTTGGATGGACCTGACGGGTTAACGGCCCAGCGCGCGATTGATATTCTGGACCGCCTGCGTGATCTCGCTGATTTCACCGCTTTGGACTTGATTTCCAATGGGAGTAAATCTTTCCGTTGCCATCGTGTATCTTGGGAGAATACGCCGTTCAAGCGCGGCTTCCATTGGATTGATCCGGAAATCTGCACGAATTGTTACCAGATTTCCATTTCCACCTCAAAGGGGCGTCTGCAAGGTTTCTTCATCGATGATGTTTTCTATATCGTTTGGCTGGATCTGCATCATAAGGTTTATCCGAGAAAGTAACCCCGGTTTAAACCGGGGCGTTTTTCCTTTTACTCCGAATACCGTTTCTGCCGGTACATCCGGTCGCGGACCAGCTTGCGGCAGTCCTGATAGAATTTCCGGATCAATATGATATCCGGCGTTCCCGGATTCTCCACACGCAGCCTTCCGCTGCGGATTGCTCCGAGAATCCGCTTGTGCGCCATCTGTCCCGACTCCCGCGCGAACTGCTGATAATCCTCTCCGGTGAAATAGAACGTCTTTCCGTTCCGGCGGAAGTAATAGTCCGGCACGTCCGGATAATACGGTTTGTCCGGCATTTTGCGGTTGTAGTTCCAGATCAGCCGCTCGGCGTCATCCATGTTTTTGTCCGGATTGACCGGGTTGACCGGCAGCACCAGCCGGAACATCGCGTCCAGCGCAGCGGCGCCGAGAAACTCCTCTTTGGTGATCTCCCGCCCGAAGTAATCGATTTTCGGCGCGGCGCGGACGATCCCGGCGGAACTGACGGTGATGTCGAATTGATCCTTCCACCACTCCATGCCGCGCGAGCGCGATTTGTGATCCCGCACCGTGTCGTCGAATGAATTGACGGTCTGCCTGACGATGTTCGGCATCCACGACGCGGCGAAATTGGTAGCGGCCCGGCCGAAATTCCGCTCCGGCTCCTCCATGAGCTTGTTGAGTTCTCCGAGGCTGGAGAGGAACGTCTTTTCGGAGACGACCTGCTTCACGCAGCGCAGCATCCGGTCGTATGCCCGGTCCCAGTCGCCGCTTTTTTTTGCTTCGCGAAGGGCCTGTACGCCGTCCGCCATCACGGCCAGCATGGAGGACAGCGGCTCGATCCGCTTGTAACTGAAATAGGTTCCGCCGAGCCGGATGGAATACGGCGGGATCTTGTCGATTTTGAATTTCTGTTCCGCGCTGCCGTAATCCGGAGAGCTTCCGGTGAGGAAAGGCGTCTCGTCGTCGTCATCGGCCATGCCGCAGAGCGAGAGAAACGCCCCCCATGCGAGCAGCTGCTCGGCGGCGTGCTGGATGAACCCGTTATCGATCTTGCGCTTTCCGAGCGCGGTTTTCCCGATTTCGTACATCAGATTCAGCGCGCCGAGCGGCGACTTGCGCACCCCCTGCCGCAGGATGTTGTACGGCGTCTTTTTGAAGGGCAGCGCATACTTGACAATCCAGCCCGCGACGCCGCCGTCTTCGCTGATCCGGATCAGTGCGTTGACGGCCCTGCCGGGGTTTTCCTGAAAGGTCAGCTCCATCGCCCGCTGTTCGCCGTACTGCCGGGCGGCGCTGCCGGGGTCGGCGAGCGCCTGTCCGATATGCCGCCGGGTTTCGGCTTCGTTGAGTTTTTGCGCTTTGGCTTCGCGGTAGGCGAAAGCGGCGGCCTCCGCCGGTGCGATCAGCGCTTTGGAAAATTCGTCCGCGAATCGCAGCGCCCGCCCCGGAATTCGGATGATCCGTCCTTTCCTGCCGCTGATCGCGGCCCGGCACGCTTCGATCTTGCCGTCCGCCGTCAGGATTTCCCGATCCCACGCGAGTTTGGCGCGCGTGATTGCATCGGCCAGCGCCCCAGAGTTGAAAAGCGCCTTGGCGACCACCGGAAATTCTCCGAAACTTGCCGCGTCGTCTTTCCGGAACAGGAGGTTCAGCGACGCCTCCGCGAAGCGCTTCATTCCGAGTTCGTAAACCGCATTGGCGGTGTTGCCGATGGTGTTGGCGGTATGCGTGCCGATGCCGGAGAGAATGGAGTTGATCCAGAACTCATACATTTTGTCCCATCCCGAAGCGTTTTCCGAAACCAGCTCCCGCAGGAAGCCGTCCAGCTTCCGGGGATCTTTCGCCAGTTCCGGCGGCAGGTCGAAGAGGTCGATTCCGAGTTTTGCCTTGATGGTCTTTTTCAGGTCGCCGAGCGGTTTCTTCCGGGCGATTTTAGCGACGAGGGCGTTGACATGCGCCTGAATGGATTCGATATCGTCGAGATTCAGGGCGGCGAGCCGCCGGGCGCCGAGGGCGCGCGCGGCCTCCATGCCCGCCTTGATCCAGGCGTCGGCGATTGCCGCCTGGCTTCCGGCGTCGAGCCGTTTGAACTCTTTGGAGTTGAGTACGAGCGTCCCGACCCGGTGTGCGACATCCGATTCAAATGTGACGTCTTTGGCGAGAATCTGGTCGATCACGCCTTTCATGCCGCCGTTGTCCGCGATCCGCTGGGCGGCGTCCCGGTTGAGTTCGGCCTTGCTCCTGATTTTGTAGGGTTCGGTTTCGAGTTTCCGCTGGTGGCGGTCGCGGATTTCGCCCTTTTCCCGGACCGGGTTGACCTGATCGTGCAGCGCCTCGCCTTCCTTCAACGTCAAAGGCCCGGTCGCGGTTTTCGTGCCCGTCTGCATTCCCGGTTCGTCAGCCTCCTTCTGCGATACCGACAGCTTGATTTCGCCATGTTGCGCTTTAGGATTGTCCCGGTATTTTTCGCCGATAATCTCGTCATGCGGCTTGAATTTTTCAAAGAAAGCACTAAATTGAAGAGTGTTTGGCGGGAGATTCTCTTCATGAGAAGACTGTCGCCCCCCTCCTTCCGAGATATCGGCAGGAGCAACGGGTTGTGAGTTTTCCGGAAAGTTCGCAATCCGGGCCTCTCCGGGTGACTGGAGAGGCTTTTTTTCTGTCTGCGACTTGATTTTTTCGGAAAAAGCATTAAATTTTTCAGTGAGAGCATCGCTATCGGAAACGATACCGTCGCTCACCCCCGAACTCTTAAATGAGTTCGGATTTTTATTTTCAGAAATTATCTCAATGTCATGCGCTTCGACAGTATAAATAAAGTTATTACCGTCAACATATCCCCTGGCTGTAATTTTTACTCCGTATTGTTGCCCCTCATACAACATTCCGCAATAAAAGCGATACATGGCTGCTAGAGTTCGGTCTTTTTCATATTGACCTTGATGTATCACTCCCAGCGCAGCATTACGGAACAGCGTTTTCAGATTCGCCATCGCCGCCGCATGGACATACGGAGGCACGGAAGAAGCCTGAACCGCTTTCCCGCTGCGGGATTTGCGGGCGGTTTCCGAAGTAATGATGCCGATGATGCCGGTATCCATGTTGGAGGTAATCCGCCATCCCGGATCTCTGGCGATGCGCTTGAGCATTGCTTCCGCCTCGCTGGTTTTCAGATGCCGGTCCGTGGAAACCGTCACGTTCCGGATCGGCTTGTCGTCCGGCGCGAGATAGTTTTTCTTCCCGGCGACGAGCTTTTCCACTTCCGCTCTGGTCAGCTTCTCCTTGCGGACCGTGCCCGGCGGCAGCAGCTTCTCCGGCAATGAGAAGAGAACCGCCCGTCCGTTTTCGCTCTTTTCCCGGAGTGTGCCGACGAATTCGTCGAAAATCTTCCTGACGGCGGCGCTCTCCTTCTGCGTCGGGTACGGGTACACATCCTGCAAATCGGTCTTGCCGCCGATGGCCTTGAGCATATCCGTAGTGAAAGCCGATTCTCCAACGAGATTGACAAGGTAATCGCTGCTTCCGCCTGCGGCTTCGATCCGGTCGTGCAGATACGATTCAAAGGCGCGGGCGGCCACTTCGATATCTGTGCTCCAATACGGTTTGCTTCGGACCTCGTCGAGCCGTTCCGACCGGTCGAAAATCCCGGTTTTTTCGTGCAGCTCCGCAATGACCTTTCGGAACGCCTGAACCATCTCCGGGCGGACTCCGGCGAAATCGCCGCGCTTTCCCGAGCTGAGATAACCGGTTGGAACGCCTCCTTTCCGGGAGAAGTAGTTGTCCAGCGCGTGAAACCATTCATGGGCGAGCGATCCGGCTCCGTTCCGCCTGGTCAGGTTGATCACGACGTGATCCGGCTCGTAGTGGGCGGAAGCAGGATCGACTCCGCCCTTGCCCCGCGCCCCGAATGCAAGGCCGAGTTCCCCGTTGAGCGAAAGCGCCTGCGTGGAGACGTTGAGCAGCCCGGCAAGGTCGTGCAATGCGTCATAGGCTTCGTTCAGGTTCTGCTGCCGTTCTTCGGTCTTTCCGACCCAGTTTCCGAACTGGACTCCCCGGAAGCCGAACTTTTCCTGAAACATTTCCGGGGTGACGTCTTTTCCGCCCCGGTAGTCCTGCCCGATCCTGCCGCGGTTCACGTCGCTTCTGGTGGCGGGGACATACTGTTTGAGCTTCAGCAGCTCTTCCAGTTCCTGCTGATGGCTGCCGAGATATTCCCGCGCTTCGGCGGCAGTGTCGAAGCGTTTCAGTTCGATGGTATTGGAGCCGACCTTCTTGCCGATGAAAACCTTTCCGGCCTTTTCGGCTCCGGCGCCGGAACGGTATTGGAAAATGCCGAATTTGATCCTGGTGCGATCCTCTCCCGTTTCCCGGTCGAGATATTTCCTGAAATTCTCCACCGCTTCTTCGCGGGTGTCGCCGAATGCGACATCCCGGTAACGTCCGCCGGAGGAATCGCTGACCGTCCAGATCAGTTTGGGCGGTTTGTACTCCACGCCGCCGAAAACGCTGTAGTTTCCCAGACTCAGCCGGTAGCCCTTCAGGCTCTTCAAGTGTCCGAGTTTCTCGTACAGTTCGGCGCTTTCCCTGATCCGGTTGAACAGCGGATTCTCCAGCACTTTGTCGAGCTGTTTGGAGTCAAGTTCCCGGTTGACGATCTGCCGGACCATTTCGCGGATCGTCTGCAACTGCTTCGTATATTGCGCCATCCGCCAGCCGTTGCGCGGCTTGGAACCGATGGAATCGCGCAGGGCATGGATTACGGCCACGGCCCGCGCCGGAATCCCGCTTTCGGCCAACCGGTCGTAATCCGGTTCCGGGAATGCCTGAGAAAGCGGCACCGCCGCCGGATCATTCCGGGAGGCATCTGAAAGTTTCTGAGCGTAATCTTTCCGGGCGCCCTCGATTTTTTCGCCGAAGTCCTCAATGACGCCGGAACGGTTTTTCGGGGCGCTCTCTTTTTCCGCCGCACTTTTTCCCGGCGCAGCACCTCCGTCCGGCGCAGCGCCCACCTTGGAGTGCGAAGCCCGAAGGGCTTGCTCCCGCTCTGCGGGAGTAAGCTCAGCTCCGCTTTTCAGTCGGTCCCCGCTTTGCGTTTCGAGTCCGTCACTCTCAGATGCAGCAGTTTCCTGCGTTTCCCGCTCTTTCAAAGCCTCCTGCGCGAGTTTCACGCCGTTGGCCGCATCTTTCCTGACGCGCTCCAGCGGCATCCGCAGATAGATGTTGTCGGCCCCGTCCGTGCCTTCCCTGGGAAGACCGGGAGTTTTCGCTTCGCTCTCTTTCCCCCGCACGCCCCCCGCAGGGGCATTGGCGTGCGCACCCGGCGGCGGCACCTTGCCGCCCGGTGCGGCTTTTTTCCGTTCGATCGCCTCGCGGTTGCGTTGTACGGTTTCGAGCAGTTCTTCGGCGCGGGCGGCGAGCCTGCCGCGCTTTCCGGGGTCGTCCCAATAGTTGCGCCGGGCCTCGGTTTCGGCTTTGAGCCGGGCGACGGTGGGGTCTTCCGGGTGGGCCGTTTCATCGATTCGGCGGAAAAATCCGTTTTTCCAATCGTCGAAGCTCTGCGTGGCTTCCGCTGCGGCACTTTCCGGCTGGTGCTTCAATGCGCCGGTCCAGTCCCGCAACGGAGTTTCCGCTTCGCGGGATTCAGCCACATACTCGCGGGCGATATCGACGGCCCGTTCGAGATTGCTTCCGAAAATCCGGTCGGCTTCGCTGCGGTTTTCGCCTTTGAAACTGCCGGTGAACTTCCGGTACACATCTTCCAGAAGCATGAGGATTTTCCGGGCGAACGTCAGGTCGCGTTCCGCGAGCTTCCGCCAGAAAGTCGGCTTCGCCATCTCTTCGCCGAGGAAGTCGGCGACGAACTCCTCCCGGAGCGCGGCGGGGCTTTTGTCGATCCGGTAATTGCCGTCGGGATTCTGTGTTTCGTACTGTTCGATGGCGTCGCGGTAGCGGTTGAGCCGGTCGCGGTAAAGCTCCGGGTTTTCGACCAGCGTTTCGAGCGAATCGGCGAAATTCCGGAACGCCTCCGGATTGTCGGCGGCGAGCCGGTGGGTGATCTCATGGTTCAGCGTGATAGTGGCCTGTTCGAGCGGCGGTCTGGCATCGAGGTCGAGAAAGAGGCGGCCGTCGAAGTAGTTGCCGTCGAATCCGGTGGCGCCTTCGCCGCGCACCAGTACGGGCCGGGTGTTGAAAACCCGGCCCAGCCGCTGAAGCAGCGCCATGCCGGAACGTTCCGCCGGGTCTGCGGAAACGCTCTTGCGCGGATCGATCACCTCCAGCCGGACGCCGCCGAGGGTTTCGCCGAGCTGTTCGGCCGCGATCCGGTCACGCCGGAACCGCAGATTGGCATTGATCGCTTCGATGGTGAACGGTCGGCCGGGTTCTTCCGCCCCGGTCTGCACGGGCGTTTCACGGACATTCACGGTCGGCACGGAGGCGAGTCGGCCTTCCGGCCCCGCCCCACTACCCGACTGTCCTTCCGTGCCTTCCGTGTCCGTCCGTAAAAGTCCGTGTTCCCCGGCAGGCAGTCCGGGTTCTCCTGTCGGCGCAATCTCCTCGCTTGCGTATTCCGCTTCTCCCGCCGCGCGGGCGACGGCCTCTTCCGGGAACGTGACTTGTACGCTGCCGTCCGGCATTTCGACGCTTTCCGGGTGGATCACCTGCCGGGAGACGATCTCCTGGGCCATATCCGGCGCGACGATCTCCTCCGCATCCATTGCCGGTTCACCCGCCATTTCCGGCATGATCGTCCCGGCCTCCCGGCTGGCGGAGACGTCCTGCAACGCCGCTGAACCCTGCGCGGCGGCGTTTTCGCGCGCCTCCTGCGCAGCTGCCGCTTCCTCCCACTCATTCCGGGCGGATGCTTCGACATCGGCGCTCTGAGAATTCCGTCTGGCGCGTCCGAGCCGCCGGGCGGTTCCGAGCGCGGCGGCTCCTCCGAACGGCAGCCCGCCCCAGAAGCCACCTGCCGCCGCCTCCGCATAATCATGCAAATCAGGTGCGTCCTGCGTATCTCCGGCGATGGCGCGCCACAGATAACCGTTGGCGGTGTTTCCGATCTCCTCGAGCATTTCGCCTCCGGTTCCCTCCAGAAGTTCTTTGGAAGCCCGGATCAGCGTTTCGTGACCGTATTTCTGTACGAGGTGGTTTATGGTTCGTTCCGCCAGACCGTCCAGCGCGCCGCGCGTGAGTTCCTTCGTCACCTGACCGCCCGCTTTTTTAGCGACACCGGATATAAAACCGCTTAGCATTTTCCCGGCTACAGGTACGGCTCCCAATCCGACCTCGATACCGGAGTCCACCAACGTTCGTCCGAGGGCAAGCATCCGGATTTCATCTTCCGATTTCCCCATCGGGGCGAGCCTGTCGCGGTACTCCTGAATATTATCTCCGTAGCTTTGGGCGAATACGACAGCTCCGCCGAGAGCCGCACCGCCGACCGGCCCGCCCAGTGCGGTTCCAGCGGCTATGGCGGGGGCGATGGTCAGCGTGGAAGCTCCCGCTCCGCCGATGGTCCGGCCGATGTTGCCGGGATTCAGGCTCAATGCGGAGTAATCGGAAGCCGGTTCCAGATGGCGGTTGTACGCCAGCTTGTCGTTGAAATAGTCGGCCATGCCGGAAGAGCCGCCGAGTTCTTCGACGGAGGTGCCGATGCCGCGCCCGGCCTGCAGCAGTCCGAGCTTGAATCCCTCGCCCATTTCCGTGAAGAATCCGTCGTTGGTTGGAGCGATATCGCCCAGACGTTGCAAAAGTTCATATTTTTCTTGTCTCTCTTTGTCCGGCAAATTTGATAAAAGCGAGCCAAAATCATTTACTTTCCGTGAAGCTACACGCTGAGCATACAGATCAAGATCCATGTTACCGTTTCCCGTTTTTCTTATTTAAGTAATCGGACAGTTCCTGATAACGCTTATGAAGCTCTTTGTATCTGAGGAAAGGAGCATTGCGATGTTGATACAAAATCTCTTGAGCGGTTCCAAGCGCCGGACCTTTCTTGTTTTGGTATGCTTCCGCGATAACTTCAGCCTCTCTATCATTACGTGCAATGCCGGTACGGTCAGGATCATGGCGCAGATATGTCCCCTGAGGATCTTTGTTTCTTATGGAATTGAGCTGTGAACGTACTTGCTCCAACTCCATTCTTTTTTGTGCCAACTCATACGGATTGGGGTAAAGGTCGGGATCAAGCCCGGCTTTTTCCATTCTGTCATTCCAATACAATTCGGCTTTTTTCAAAACCTCCGGACTTGTCGAATAGTTGCCGTTTTCGTCAACAGCTTTAATAAAGTTGCCGTACTCTTCGGTTTCCTGTATGGCTTTTTTCAAGTTGCTCAGTTTACCGGAATCCAAATTCCAAATGGATTCTCCCATCAAACCGGCCAATTCCCGTCTGTCCGCATCCGCATTTTCATTTTGTCCGGCCGCCGTTTCGCTTGCGTTCCAACCGTACTGTTCGGCAACCAGCCGCGCCGCTTCTTTCATGGGAACGCCGTTCTCTTTTGCGATATCGGCGACGGCTTTTGCCGCCGCTTCCGGTTTGATATTTTTCGGCAGCTCGTATTGACCGAGTTCAAGGGCGGCCTGATTGTACCGCTTTTCGTTTTCCGCTTTGACGGCGTCTGCCGCCGGTTTTGCGGCACGTTGCGTTTTCGTCTGCTCATAGTTCAGCGCGGCCCGTTCATCGGCCGCCCGGCGCAGCCGCAGCGCTTCCGCTCTTTCCGGTGAGGTTACGCCGAAGCGGGAATAATGCCGTATGGTTTCGGCAAATGGAGAATTGCGCTCAAAGCCGTATCCCCGCGCCTCCCCGGCCCTGGCGCGCGCCTCCGGATCGCGGCTGTAACGCATCCGGTTTTCCTGGTCGACGTCCGCTTGGGAACGGTATTGCAATTGAGGCATGGTGCGGCCTGCCGGAAGCCACCCCGGCCTGTCGGCGTCATATCGCTCAAGAATCTCCTGTGGGGTGGAACGCGGTCCGCGAAATATCTCCTGCATGTCCTGCGGCGTCAGACCGTCAGCCCACCGCTTGGCCGCCGCGCGGTTGTCGTTCTCTTCGAGCCGCCGGTTCAGAAAATCGGCGTTCTGCTTCTGCCAGTTGAATTTATCCCGATTGAACCGGTATTGCCGGTCGTTATTCATGCGGTTATAGTTCAACCGCTCCTCGTCCGCCTGCCGGGCATACGCGTCCTGTTCGCGCCTGTACGCATCATTCACAAGCTGCCGTTCCATATCGCGTTCATATTGATACTGCTGCTGTCGTTGGCTGCGCGAATGCATAGCCAGACTGGCGAGGATATTGCCGAAACGTGCCATGATGAATCCTTTCCCCTGATATTACAACTGATATCCCAACTGCCTGTACCCCATCTGCTGCGTGACGCGCCCGTAGCCGCCGCCGGGGGAACTGTAGACTTTCGCGGTTCCGCCGTTCTGCTGCCACTGGCTGCCGCTGGGCTTCCAGCCGCTGTTGTTCGTCAGAAAGCTGTTGCGATTTTCGACGGCGCTGTATCCGCTGTTGTCCGTACCGGTCCGGGTATATTCATATCCGCCGCCGTTGCCGCCATTGCGCATGTAGTTGCCCGCTTCCATCATTTCCGCCAGCGAAGCCCGGCTTCCGACATAGGAGTCATACGCGCTTGCGGCGGCGGAAGCGGCGCCGAGCGCCATCTGTCCATATTGCGCGCCCAGCCCGCCGATCTGCAAACCGCGCATGTAGTTCTGCTCGCGGGCGCTGAGCCGCGCTTGATTGCGCGCTCCGGCTTCGGCGGCGGCGCGGGCAAGGTCATACTGCTGGTTCATCCCCTGAAACCGCCCGGAGTTCGGGTTGATCCCCATGCGCTCCATATTGCGCAGATTCGTATCGTAGGCTTTCTGATACGAAAGGGTGGTGTCGGTTACGGCCTGATCGACCATATCGTTTTCACTGACGGTGCCGTACTTTTCGAGATTGTCGAATGCGATACCGTTCAACCGGTTCATATTGCCGGAGAACGTGCCGGAAAGCCCGCTGAGCCGTCCGGCATACCCCGCCTGTCCGTTGACGGCGGAATTTACTCTGGAATAGTCCGCGAAATATGCCATGTTCCTGCCTCCTTTTTGGGAATAAGATATGTCCGAATCACCGCTTTGTGTCGTTGCCTGTCCAATTTATTTTCAGGGAAATTCATCCGACTCAGTTGCTTTTTATAACCGATGTGTTATATTGAATTTTGAAAACGGGAGATACGGCGCGGCATGGAATGGGAAATTCGTTACTACAGCAAGCAGATTCAGCGTGAGATTCGGAAGTTTCCGCCGGATGTGCAGGCGCAGACGGATCGAATTGTAAAGCTGTTGGAAAAGTTCGGGCCGGTGGAGATTCCCGGCAAAACCAAACAATGGGAAGGGGAGGTCTGGGAAATCACCGCCAATTCCCGTTCCGGTTGGGGGCGTGTCATGTACATTGCAATGGATGGTGATGTTATTTGGCTTTTGTATGCGTTTTTAAAAAAGACCAATACAACCCCGGAACATATTGCCCGTGAAGTTCGTAAACGGGCGAAGGAGGTAAAAAATGCGTAAATATCGGAAACAGGGCGAAAATCCGCCGCTGCTGACTGATTCGTTCGCCCCGGTGAAGTGCGATATCGATGCTGAAATTGCGGAAAATATGCAAAATCCGGCGTATCGCAATGCTTATGAGGAAAACGAAGAGGAGTTTGCTTTGATCGAAGCGATGCTTGAAGCGCAGCGGCACTCCCAATTATCGCAAGCGGAAATCGCCGAGCGGATGGGGACGAAACAGCCTGGAGTCAGCCGTTTGCTTCGCCGCAACCGCCATACTTCATTCAGTTCGGCCCTGTCTTTCATTCATGCCAACGGAATGAGGATTAAGCGAATAGAACTGGAGCCGATTCCTCCGGCCCCGGAGGAGCTGTTGGAAAACTGATTTTTTGCAGCCTGGAATATCCGGGGGTTCTCTTCAACGGTTCGCTTTTACAGCTTCCCACGCGGCACGCTGCAACGCTTCGAGTTCTTCCCGGCAGGATTTCAGCCGTTCGATCTTCTGCCAGCATTCCCGGCACTTCACTGCCAGTTCGTGATGTCCTTCGTCGAAATGCCAGGCGGCGATGATCAGTTGACCGATGGTTACGCTGGCATTGATATTCCGGTAATTCAGTTCATGGTGCAGAGCGTTGGCCGCGGCGACGGCCCGGTGCGCCGCGACCGCATCCGGAGCGAACGGCATCGGATCATCGGCGCTTTTGGCGGCATAGACGGCCTTGCTCTCTTGATTGTCCAATACCATTTGCCACGCCCGGATGCAGAGGGCGGCCAGCGAATCGCGGTACGGTTCCGCGCGCTCGATCCGCTCCGCGCATTCGATACAGGCCGCTTCCATCTCCGGGAAATCATCCCGGTAATGCCAGCTCGCCAGAATCAGTTGCCCGACCAGGCTGGATTCATCCCGCAGCGCCAGCGCGGCGGCGATATGCTTATGGGCGCAGAAAATACAGGTTTCATACGGTTTTACCCGATGTGTGCGCAAACAGGAACAACTCATTTGAGATCCTCCGAAAGCTGGTTGTAGAATTTGCGGTAGTTGGCCGATATCAGAAACGGAGCGGCGGCAGTTGCCGCTCCGGCGCTGCACCCGGCAGCGGAAGCGGGTGGCGTTCCCGGGTAATCCTCATCGAAATACGCCGAAACGGATACATGCAGTTTCGCCTCCACTTTGATGGTCGATTTGTATGTGCTGCCGTTTCCCATATCGGAAGAGGTGGTTTCCGTTTCGTTGTAATTCATATCCCAGCTTCCGTGCGGCCACGGGTGGTCCTTGTCGAACTCCGGCAGCTCCCAATAGCTGGTATAATCGTATTTGTCGCCGTTCTGACTGAACGGGTTCTTGCCCTCGGGCCACTGGTTGTACATGTTCAGGTTGTGAAGCCCCGGCAGATAACCGGCTGAAGCCGGAAGCCACTTCCCGCAATCGGCGGTGGTTCCGAAACTGGCGTCAACCCAGTTGGGGGCTTCCATCCAGGAATCGTCGCTTGTCGACCCGCCGGAGGAGTGTTCTTTTTTCGTAACCTCCACCGGGAATCCGGCGGAGCCGTCCTCCAGATAATGCGGAAATCCTACGTAGATGCTCCCCCCGTGAACGTCGCAATCGCCGATATCCGGATGGATATATTTCTGAATGGTCGCTGCGCTATGTCCCTTATAGGTTGTCGTCACGGTGTATTTATTGCCGTCATAGTCAGACGAACTTGTAATGGTCGCCTCGTAACTCATGCTGACCCGATATCCGGCTGGAACGCACATCAGCCCTCTTCCCTCGCAACGGCATTCGCAGGTCGCGCAAATCAGCATCGCCCATTGATGCGAACTCCATTCGCTGCCCCAGTTGGAGGCTTCGCTGCTTGTTTCAAAGACTTCGGAAAGCTGGACAACCTTGATCGACTGCCGTTTGTGTTCGCTGGAAAGGCGGTTGTTGTAAAGATAGTCAGAGCCGTACACCTCTTCCGCCGGATAGCTGGAACAATCCTTCAGCCATTTGCGCACCACGCCGGTTCCGGTCGGCGCTTTCTTGTAACTGCCGTAGAACGGGTTTTCCAACCATACGGAATCATTCCATTCCGACACCCGGACCACGTAATCCTGCCGATTCCAGTTCAGGATGCCATACGGAATATTCTCGCTGGAACCGTCCTCCAGCACTCCGCAGGCGAGAACTTTTGCATATTTGCATGGACAGGGACACGCTTCGATTCCGCGCAGCCCCCAATAGGTGTAGTAGGCCGGATAGCGGGTATCATACTCCATGCCGGGCGGAATCGCTACTTCCGTCATCCTTTTTACGATATTCTCGTAGGAATCGAGATGGGGACTCTCGTCGCTGGAATCAATTGCGTGGTAGACATGACCATACGCCTCATCCTCAAAGGTTGCGCCGAGCCTGTTGCCGTGCTGCTCGCCCTCCGGGTAAATCACCACTACGCCGTTTTCATCCTGTGCGGCCTGTACGATGGAAATTTTATACCGGAATACGTCAACCGGATTGCAGGAACATTCCGGCGGCCCTTCCCAGGAGAGATCGCAGCGCACCACGATCAGGTAGTTTTTGCAGGGGCAATTATCACATAGAACCACGCGGGTAGCGCCGTTCTCACCCTTGTTGACGATGATCTTCTTGCCGCCGTCTTTTTTCCATGCTTTTTTTTCTTCGGCCATGTTTCCGCCTCAGCATTCATCGGTTTCGAGCCAGTGTACGGAGCCGCCGGAGCCGCCCAGTACGCCGACTTTCTCTTCGTCGGCGGGAGCATTGGCAAACAGCGTTGCGCTGGTCCCGTTATTGCGTACTCCAATCAGGGCGGAGAGCGAGGAATCGATGTAGATATTCAAACTGCCGCGATTTTTGTTCCCGGAGCCGCCGATGTTGTTTTCATTTTCAATGATCGTGTTGTTTATCACCTGTTTGAGCTGTGTCTGGAAGGCCTGCGAATGCAGGATCGCCGATGCCATCGTCTGAATGAACTCGTCGGATTCATAATAGGCCAGCTTGTTTTCCATCTCCGTGAACCGCTGCCTGATCCGGTCCAGAAACAGCCGAAGGCTCGGGTCCGTAACGCTTCCGGTGTCCGGCAGTCCGGCGTTTTTGCGCATCGGTGATTTGTTTTCCGGGTACATGACATTTCCTTACAGTTCCGCCATCGATTCGGCGATTTCAAACGATTCCAGATCGCAGGTGGTTTCAAGCTCGAACGACCAGCGCCGTTCCCGGCGCAGGAGCGGCAGCCGAACCGCCTTGCCCGGCTTGATTTTCAATTCTTTGACCATCACGTTTTCGGCGAACAGCCGCAGAATCACGTTCTGTTCCGCTTCGCCGTAACTGCGGATGCGGACCGTCGAAAAAGCAACCGGGCGCGGGAAAACATAGGTTTTGCTGTGCCACCGGGCGGTCAGCTCCTCCGGTCCGGTTTCTTCCGGCGCGGCTTGTTTCTCTTCTTCCGGCTCCTGCTCGAATATCTGTTCAACCAGTACGCTGCCGTAAGGCGAATTTAAAAATTCCTTCTGCGGCCAACTGCCGTCGTCGGCCCGATACTCCAACAGCTCGAACCCGGCCTGATTCAATGTGGTCAAGGTATTTTCGACAAAATCGAAGAGCAGCGTTTCCTTTTCAAAGACGGCGAAATATTTTCCGTCGTACTCACCGGCGGCCAGACAATTTTCAAAGCCGAGTGCCTTGTACTGTTCGGTCGTGAAATAGGCGTTGGAGAATATGCGCGGCCCCTCATTGGAGATCACCACCAGTCCGGTCGTCCCGGCGTAGACGATGGAGCCGGAAACATACGCAATGGAGGTACGCGAAATGCACGGCATGTCAAACCGCAGCGTCAGCGGCGTCATCTGTTCCGGGGCATCGCCGACGAATGCGTAAAGCTGCCCTTTGGTCATCACATAGAGGTAATTGCTGCGCACCGCGATCCCGATCACGTCGAATTGTACGGACTGGTTGTATTTGCTCGGCCACACATGCGGCAGGTACGGTTCGGAAAACCAGATGTTTTTCCCCTCGAATCCGGCCATGAATCCGCCGGTCAGAGCGGCGATGCCGTCCAGTTTCGGCGGGTTGCCGTATTCCGGCATCGGTTCGGAGAGTTCGGAATCCGGCATATCGTCCTGAAAAACGACGGAACTTGCTCCGGCGGTGATTTCCCGCTCTCCCAGGTAAAAATAATCGCTGCCGTCAGTGCCTCCGGCGGACCGGTAGAGCCGTATTTTCTTCATCCGGTAGGATGCAGCGACCGAAGCGTCAAAGCTGACGGTGATATTCAGCCGTTCATCCGGTTTGCGCTCCATGAGTTCCGACAGTTCGGAGGGCGGCCCTTCGGCTCCGGAATCATCCACAAACCGGGCGACGTAATAGAAATTGCGGGTAATGTCGATGTAATTCACTTCGACGAACATGCGCAAATCCTTGGCAGGATAGACGACGGCGGTGCCGGAATAGCGTCCGCCGGTCGTTACGCCCTCTTCTTCGTCGTTTCCGTTGAGAATGCTGTCGAACCACGTTTCGATTCCGGGGCTGGTCGCCTGTTTTTCGACGGCGATGTCGCGGTGATAGAAACGGGCGGTCCCCACCTCCTCGCCCCGGTGGTTGGTCACGGGCGTGGAATTGATCAGCGTAGTGTATTCAATGCCGTTGAATACCAGTGTTCTCCCGTTATCCATTATGTAGCTGCAGGAGTTGACTTCATAGACCGGCCCGGCTCCGTTCAACCCCCATTCGGTGATGTTTTTATTGCGGAATGAATAATCGCGGCTCCATCCGTTTCCCGTATCTTTCCATCCGGTCAACGGCGGGAGGATGCGTTCGGCATACAAAAGCCGTCTCCCTTCGTCGTCCCCCGCCGTCAGCTTGGAGCCATATTGAAAATACATCGTGCCTTCGCCGTCGCCGAGGATATCGGAAAAGACCTTGCTTTCCCGCTGCGTCAATACAGGCGCTTCCGGGTGCGGCATATCGGCGGAACGTTCGGAAATCTTGTCTGAAATCTCTCCGCTGCCGTCCGGGAAAAAGCCGTGCACAACCAGGTTGCGTTCCGCATCGATCGAATAGATGCGGTTGTACTGGTCGTCGTTGATCTGTCCGGGGACGTAATCGCGGTCCGGCTTGCTGAAATGGAATTTCCGTTCTGGATGAATCTTGCCGGATTTGATGGAGAGATTTTCCGCAACCACGGCAAATTCATTGTTCAATAGTTCCGGCGAATATCGCGGCGCCAGCCCGGAGAATTTTTCAATGGAGATTTTCATACGGTATGAATTCCTTTTCGTTTTGAAATAACATACTCCGGCCTCGGATGGTTGCGGTGTCGGCTGTCCAATTTGTTTTTGCCGGGAGACAGTGATAATCACCGGCCCGGCCCGGTTTGTGTCGGCACAGCTTCCGGATTGGGCTTTTCTCCGCGAATCCGGAAGCTGTTCGCGTCACCGTCACGCACGTTTCGTATTGCTTCGCGGAGAATAAAAGCTATTCGGCTGCGGCTTCCTCTTGAAGGCCGTGAACCTTCGCTGCGCTTCGGCTCTCGTCCTCTTTGAGGCCGTGAGCCTCCGTTTCACTCCGGCTCTCGTCCGTGCCCGTCCGTGCCTTCATCACTTTTGCAAACGCCTCAAAACGGGCGGCGGTGGCCTCCGGCGTTTCGTTGGGCGCACCGATGTAACTGATACTTTCGGTGCTGGCATCGATTCCGAACAGCTCTCCGAAAAAGCTGTTCCGGCGCGATTTCACAAACACTACCTGCGTTTGCGTTCCCTCCTGAATGGCAGGGGCGGTCGCCAGCGTGTTCACCGCTCCACCCGCGATCAGGTTGGGCAGGATCGTACCGCTGCTGGTGCTGCCGGTGGTTTCGAGCTTGAAAGCGTCCACTCCCGAACCGATGGCGACGGCCTTATTTTCGAGGGCGGTGCAGCCGGTCAGGATGAATGCGGCGACGGCCAGTAATGCGACAATGATTCTCATTTCAGTCCTCCACAATAATTTCATTTTTCAGTAGCTCAATGGTATTCTGATAGGCTTTCACCAGCACGTCAGGCGGCAGGGAATCGGGAAAAACCGATCCACTGCGAGCCATGCCCGCCATCGTGACGTCTGCCACCCGTTCCAGCACGTCGAACAGGTTGACGTCGTCGGGCACGCGGTCGGTCAGATGGTGGCGTTCTTCCGAAACGTGGCGGCGATGCCACGGAAGTTCTTTGAAATTTCCGCCGTGCTGCTGGACCTGCTGGAAATCTTTGTGAAACTGATCAATTCCATCAATCTTGGTCCAGTCATGCTTATCCGCCACGCGCAACAGACACTCCGCAAAATACCGCATAGCCTGCCGAACGTCGCCGATGTGCTGCTCTGAACTGTACAGCAATTCTTCCTTTGTAACTTCATGTTCCGCACTGCGCGTATCTGCACTTTTACTCCGTCGAATTTTGAGCATCTCAGTCCTCCAAAATAATCCAATCTTCCATAAGCATGTCGCTTTGGGAGGCCAGCCAGCCGGTCAGAATTGCTTTCCGCCCGGTACCGTCATGTGTGTACATGCAGATCGTACCAAGTCCTAAGATCGTGCCGCCGTTTTCGACGACCAGCTTTTTCAGGGCCTCATCCTTGCACCACTCCGCTTTGATTTCGACCGCCGGTTTCAACCAGAGGAACATTCCTTTGCCGTTCCAGCCTTTGCGGGTTACCTTCTTGCCAGCTTTCAGGGCTTCGATTGCGTCTCCGAACTTCAACATCTTCTCGTTCTCCTTTTGGTTATTTGATGAAAACGGCGAGGATCGCGGCCACGGCTACCAGCGTGGTAATGATCCATTGCCAATCCAGTTTCTTTTGTTGCTTTTCCGCTTCCCGCTTTCTGGCTTCCGCTTCCAGCCGCGCGGCGGCTTCGGCGTGATGGTCATTCACGCTTTTAGCCAAAATCCTGAAATCACTCAACAGACCCGGTTTTCCGTTCCCGAACAGCGCCTGTTCGATCTTGTGGATCGTGTCGTTGTTGTCAGCAAGCGTGGTTTCGATCTTCGTGATTCGTTCGATCATCTGTGACATTTATCTCTCCCAATTGAACGCCGCAGCGCCGCCGAGCCGCAACAGTACCCACATTCTTATTACCGCCCATGCGATGCCGATCCGGCGGCAGTGGCGCGCCATCTTGAGGCCGTTCCGCAGAAACTCCCAGTCCGCCCGCCAGCGCGCGAGGATTCCGCCGCCGAGCGCGTACCGGCGGTCGTGGATGTCAGCGACGACCACCAGCTCCGGGTAGCGTTCGCCGAGCAAATCCCGCAGCCTGTCCGGCATCCACGCCGCGCCGATGCCGTTACAGTCCCTTTTGACCGCCGCCATGTCGTCCAGCAGCTCCGCACCGCCCAAGCCAGCCGCGCGGGCGAGAAGCTGCTTTTGTCTGATTTCATCGTCGGTGTACATGATTACTCCATACTGACCGTGGAAATGTCCCCTGTGCCGCTGGTATTCGTCCATGTGCCGGACCACGGGGTAGGATTGCTGTTGTAGTAATGATTGCCTTTGTAGATGTCACCATCTCCACCTACAATCTCCTTCAATACAACGTCCAGTTGCCAGCGCCCTTCTGTGTACTGCAAATCGAAATCATAAGTGTATGCACCGTATTTTGTACTTCCGCTCCATGTTACTTCCGTCTGCAATGGTACGTTTCCGGTCGTACTGTTTATCGTTGCTTCTAATACCGATGCTTCCAGTATGCCTCCAGTAACCTGAACCTGAAGAGGTCCTTTGTATACGGTTCTGGACCAGCTGAAGGTTCCATACCGGTAGGTTACTTGCACGCCATCCACCGAAACATACAAAAAGAAAGATCCCGTTCCCTGCGCCAGATAACTGCCCATTGGTCTGGAAGTCAGTTCTATCGTTTTGGTTTCATTGGGTTCCAATGTCAAGTCCTGAGAGGACGGGTTCAGGTTCAGTACATAAAACGTATCATCTCCCTGTACGCGGTACGTCCCATCGGAAGTTACAGTGCATGTACCTGCCACTGTTCCGGTGTTCTTGATCTCTGCTGTCACTTTGATGACGCCGTTGCCGGTATCTACTGCACTCATGGAATGGATGACCGGCTCAATGCCTTCTCCAAGCCCTCCATTGCCCATAACAGACTTCCTGTACAACTCAAACACCTTAGATGCCATCACGACACCTCGATCAACGGATATCTACGTGTAGTGCTGCCATCCCAGAACCATCCGACCTGGTATGTCCTGAATGCTGCTGACGACTGCAAAATGACGGTGCTTCCTACAGTGACCTGGATACCAGACGTAGTGGTGCTGAACTGCAACAGCAGGGTAGACCGGTCTTTGGTCAGGATAGGTGCCGTGATCGTGCAGTTCTCAGTTAGTGCAACTTTCTGGAGTTCGCCATTGGCACGATCAAGTGTAATCGCACTGGCTGTGGTCAGCTCATGCCAAACAGCGTTGTCCTTGCTTTCTGTGGTATCCTCGCCCTCGGCATAAATCAGCATATCCCCGACTATGATCCCGTACTCAGCAGGGACTGTTGAAATAGGCAGCAGGGTCGGCACCGTAGTTTCTTCTGTGAGGCCTAATGCCGTATTGGAGGAGCCGTACCCCCATAAAGTGCCGTCTTCTTTCTCCAGTATGACAGCGGTACCTCCGTCATGCACGGCAGTCCAGGGACCCGGGTCTACTTGTTTGAACGTTGTGCTATCGGAGCCATCCTGAACCCACAGAGAGCCGTCTGTCTTTATGATGTGGTTATTGGCGGCCGCCTTCACACCGCTCATAAGGAAAGTGGGGGATGCGATGGTACCATTATTCTGCTTGCCCCAGTAATACAAATCTCCTGTGGTTGTTACACCAAAAATAAGAAATGTAGTAACAGAACCAGACTGTGCACTGATATCGGAAAACTTAAGGTCGCCGGATAACCCAATGCGCGTTTCATAGGGAGTCTCAGAACCATTTCCCAACTGCCCAGCGCTGCCATTACCCCAAACATATACTGACCCAGTAAAGTCCATGCCAAATTTGTTGTACTGCACCATGAACACATTCTTGTACGCGCCACTCAGGGTCTTATCAAAGGTGGTAACATTACCATCCGTGACATCGCTATATCCAAGATATGAGCTCGCATCACCGGCAGCGCGAACAGAACCGCCCCCTGTACCGCACAATAAAGTCTGAAAAGTAGATGCCGCGATATCCTGTGTCTTCGGTGCACTGGAAATAGGTGTAAGCGTCAGCACCTTGACTCCGGCACTGCCAAGTCCCAAAGTACCTGCCTCGTTGCGTCCGGCCCCATACAGCGTACCGTCTGTCTTAATGGCAAAAAAATTGCCGCCTCCCATGTAAACCTTAGCCCAGTCGGTATCTGTGCCTAACTGGGTCCACTCGGTACGGTTTGTTGTGTCCCCTAAACCCAGTTCCCCATCACTATTGGCACCCACGACCCAGAGCGTACCGTCATCCAGAATAGCGGCGCTGGAGCTGCCGTCCGTACTCGTTCTTCCTATCAAACCCATTGCATGTACCTCAATATTTCACGGTTTTCTCAGGGGCATTCGGATCTGTTTCCCATACACCATTGCGGAGCCTAAGCGGCTGTACTACGACCAGTCTGGTACTGGGATCACGAGAAAGAATGCGCACCCTTGTCGCTTTGAGTTCTGATTTGTTGAACTTGCCCCATTCTCCGACCGTCTGCGGCTTGGAATAAGGCGCATCAGGTACCGCAATGCTCGTGCCGGTCCACAGAGTGATCTCATCATCAGGGATGTACTGCAAGCGGACCTCGTCGACCAGTCCGCTGAACGTGCGTTCCGTGCTTCCTGCAGCGTGCGTTCCGGCGAAACCGCCGATTGCAAGCGTTGAACAGAAGTTCGCCCGCTGCTGTGCTGAAATCTCGTTCAGAAACGCACCGTTCAGATAGAAGCGGAGGCCCCCCGAATATTTCACGATTGCCAGCCAATGCCACGTACCAGACGCCGGAGGCGTATCCAGATAAAACAATGGACCATCTGATTCTCCGTAACGCCCGGTGGAATCAAACCCGAAGCCATGCGTATTCTGGTCATCCATAGAAAGCCATGTCGGATAACTCACGCCATGATTATTTTCATCAGGATTGAACCAGCCGGATACAACCCAATTGTTTGCGTTCAGTTCATCCAGATTCGTCGCAACGGTCATACTGCCAGTGACGTATTTGGCACATTTGCCCCATTTACCACCCTCGACGACGGTAATTGTTCCCGTTTTTTTCGTAATCGTGACCGGGGCGGCATTCCCGGCGGCTTCGTCCTTGATTTCGTCCGCGTCGAAGTGGAGCAAAATCCTGGTGTTCGCGTCGTTTCCGCCGCCGATGGTCGCGGTCGCATCAAAGCAGGGAATATCGCCGTTGGCGGGATTCTCGGGCAGCAGCCGCGATTCGTCCACGGTAGAGCCGGTTTCGATGGTCACGTTGCCGGATTCGTCGGGAAGCTGCCCGTTCACGCTCTTGACCGTGCCGGAGCCGCCGCCGATTTCCGCGCCGTCGAAGGTCAGTTTGCCGTCAGTTTCCGCGAGTTTGTCCAGCGTCGCTTTGTTGGCGTGGGTGTGCGCTTTGCCGACCGCGTCGGCGACCTGCGCGGCGGTGGTCGCGCCCACGGCGTCGGCGGTCGCGGCGTGATCGACGATGCCGTCGTCGTCGGTGTCGTAAACCGATTTGAGCATATCGCCGGTTGAACCGGTTGTATCAAGTCCGTCCAACTTCTCCTTATCGGCGGCGGACATCAGCCCATCGGCTTTTGAAGTAGCCACGGGGAGCGTCACCGCACCGGAACTATTCGGTACTTGACCATTGACCGAAGATATCTTCTCATTCAATTTATTTTCCAGCCCGGTCACATCGCCGATTACATGGTTATGCGTCGCCGGAGGGAACGCCGAAGGTTTATCGGTCAGGTCATTCCAACTGGAAACTCCTCCGGACACCGTAATCCAGCCGTAGCCGTCCGAAGTTTTTCCGATCACCTGTCCGGCAGTTCCTCCCGCCGGGATCGTCAGTTTGGCATTCAGCGCCGCCGCGGTCGCTTCCTTGGGGGCATAGACGGAGTCGTGATTATGGTCGGCGGCAGCTTTGCCGTCCAACGCGTCCTGCAATCCGGTGACATCGCCGATTATGTGCGTGTGAACTTTGGCCGCATAATCCTGCAATGCGGAAGCGAGGGCATACTGACTGTGTTCATGAGTTTTCGCCGCAAATTCGTTTCTGGCCTGCGTGATGGTGATATAGGAGGCAAGATCAATGCTGCTCCAGCCGCAGCCGGAAACGGTTTTCATCAGGAATTGCCCGGCGTTCCCTCCGGCCGGAACAGTCAGTTTCCGGCTCAACTCGTCGGCAAGGCCGTTCACGTCCGCGACGGCGTGAGTATGCGAGGCTGGAGGAAATGCGGAGGGTTTCCCGGAAAGGTCGGCGTATTTTCCGCTGAACGCATCCGCTTTCAACTGATACAGATTCAGCTTGTCGGCGGTGATGAATCCGGAAACATCGGGCAGTTCACTCTTGAGCGCATACTCTGAATGGGTATGATTTTTCGACGCATAGGTCGTTGAAAGCGTGGCGAGCGTATTCTTCTGCTGGACGGTGAGCGTCAGGCCGTCCTTGTCCTTGAGTTCTGAAACGTCGCCCGGAATCGTGATCGAAACGTTTCCGGCATTGTCAGGGGCGATTCCATTGACGCGGCGCACGACCGGTTCGTCAAGCCCGCCGCTGTTGCGGATCATCTCTTCGACCTCTTCAAAGGTCGGATAACGGTCCGCCGGAAGCGGCGCGGGATTCATACTGTCGGAACCCGGATTGTTGGCAATCGCAATCCGGCCCGCTCCGATCATCCATTGGTCTGCTTCGGACCACAATACGGCGTGAAAGCTGCGGCGCGTACCGAGCGGCAGGTGATAAAATTCATCCACCATTCTGTCGGTGCATAAATTGAGCGTTCCGGTAATCGTCCCGGTTCCGGTGAAAGCGTCGCAGACCGCCAGTTTCCGGCCGCCGCAGCGTGCGGAATAGATAATAAAGCTCAGCCCGGCGGTCTTGATTTCCCCGTCCGGATTCGGGATTACCAGTTCCACGCTCTCCAGTTTGGCTGCCGCCGGAAATTCCGGCTTGAATTTCAGAGAACGCTTTTTAAAATCAGGCGTCACGTTAAGCTGCATCATCAGAAAAACCTCGCTCCTGTTATCGTACAATGCTGATCGAGCGGCTTTCCCGCCGACTCCATCTCTTCAATCGCCTCCGCTTTGAACCGCAAATAGGCGGCCCGGTGGTAGCTGGACAACTCTCCGTTGCTCCACGGCTTCTGCGGCATGGCGAAAAGCTCCGCCAGCGCCTTTGCCTTGACCGCCTCCCAGTACCGGTTGAAAAACTCCTCGGCGTAGGCGTTGCACAGCGGAGTCGGCAGCATGGAATACTCCACACGGATGACTTCGCCTTTCTGCCCGGTCGGCTTATCCAGCAGCACCCGGGTGTGGTTGGCCGGATCAAGCCGGTAGGAACGGGGCGCCAGCATCCGCTTCCCGCAGAAAACGCGGTTGATCCGGAAAATTACCGCATCCTCCGGCACCGCCACGCAGACCGCTTCCACACTTTCGGACAACTCTTCTTGATGGGCGGCCAGATAAGCGCCCGATTCGCGGGCGAACTCCCGCCCGGCGGCCCGTACCGCCTGCAAGGCGACGGGGCTTTCACATCCCGGAAGCAGCGGCAGAAGCTCCGGAAGCAGCTCTTTGATCTGATACATCGCGACACCTCCCTACAGTTGCCGGAATCCGGCGGCGGCCAGTTCCCGGAACGGGGCCGCCTCGTTCACGCGGTTGTAAAACAGAAATCCCAGCGAAGCGATATAATCCGCAATCGCTTCGGAGAAACGTTCCGGTATCCTCTCCGGCTCCGGTTCCCACATCCCGGCGGCGTCAAGCATCAGTTCGGGACGCATGGAGTACAGCGTCGCCGTCGCGCGGTCGAACCACTCTTCAAACCGGTTCTCCGGGTACTGCATCGGTACGGCGGAGACCAGTTCCCGGAACTGCTGCATGAGTTTGTCGGCCAGCGCCGCCTGTCCCGCCGCCAGGTCGCGACTGACCAGCACGGCGCGCCCGGCGGCATACCGGGTGATCGCGTCGGCGTAATCGACGGTCACGGTTCCGGCTCCGCCGATATCCGGGCGCATCGGGCGGACGGCTGCAATTCCATCCTGAATAAAGGCGGAAAGCTGTTCATCTCCCCAATGGAACGGCACCAGTTGCAGCGTTTCCGCGAAGCGGACGCGGAACCGTTCCGCAATCGCGCCGCCGTTTTTGAGCTGGTCGGCGGTCAGGTTGGCGGCGAGGTACGCGGTATAATACCCGGCAGGTTCCAGAAACTCCGCACCGGCTCCGTAGCTGGCGGCATCCGCGCGGACCTTGCGGATCTCCGCGAGTGCGTCGGCGGCGAATGCGGCAAGCCGGTCATCAGTCCAGTGATACGGCACCAGCGCCAGCGCCTCCAGAGCGCGGCCCCGGAAACGTTCCGCGACGGCTCCGCCGTTTCTGACCTGATCGCCGGTGAGGTTGGCCGCCAGAAACGCGGTGTAATATCCGGCGGCTTCCAGAAATTCAGATGGAAGAACCGCGTCGTCGATATCATTGCGCAATTTGCGGATTTCCGCGAGCGCATCGGCGGCGAACGCCTTCAACTGATTGTCGGTCACCCGGAACGGTACGGCGGCAACCAGTTCATTGAACCTTGCATACAGCCGGTCGGAAACCGTGCCGTTATTCGCCTTCTGGTCATGGTCGAGATTGAAAGCGCGTGAGGCGATATAGTAACCGAGCGCCTCGGTAAATTCGACGGTGACGGTTCCCTCCATTCCGATATCGTTGCGCAGTTTTCGGATTTCCGCGATTCCCTGTCCGGCATACTCTTCGAGGTCGGAACTCTGCCAGTGAAACGGAGCCGCCATCGTCAGTTCGACGAAACGGCTGAACAGCTTTTCGGAGAGTGCGCCGTTGTTCTGCTGATAGTCGTTGTCCTGCGCGACGGCGCGGCTTGCGACATAACAGCCGAGAGCTGCGGCGAAGTCACCGGTGACATCCGAAGTTCCGGCGATATCGTTGCGCAGCTTATCCACTTCGAGCAAGCCCTGATCGTAGAAGCGGATCAACTGGTCATCCGGCCAGCGGTATGGTTCAATGCTGTCCGCGAGCAGTTCGCGGGCCTGTTCGAGCACGATGCTCCGTTCCAGAAACGGCACACTGTGCGAGAGGTCGGCCAGCAGCAGTTGAGCGCGCTTGACTGCATCCGGCGTCGCCAGCGCGGTAGTGTCGCCGCCGAACTCGGCCAGAAGTTCCCGGGCGCGTTGGACGGCTGCGGAGGAGATATCCGCGACGGTCCGCTCCCGGATGTCGGCGAGCAGTTCGCGGGCGCGCCGGATCACGGTTTCGGTGATGTCGGCGGCGTTCCGTTCGCTCAGGTCAGCCAGAAACTCCCGCAACCGCGCCAGAACGTCGGCAGACTCGACCGGATCGAGCCGGTCGGCGACATGCAGCCGGGCTTTTGCCAACTGGATCACGAGCGAACGGTCGATCATGACTTACTTCTCCCCTTGGGCGATGATGGCGGCGATCAGTTCTTCCTTCTTGAGGTCGTCGGGCTTCTCAATGCCGCGCTCGGCAGCCAACTGGCGCAGTTCGGCGACTTTCATCGCATTGAGCCGTTCCGACAGCGGCGGCGCGGCGGCTTCGAGCTTGGCGACTTTTTCGCGGAGGGCGGCGTTCTCTTCGGCGAGCGCCTGGTTTTCGCCGGTCAGACGTTCCACTTCGGCGAGAGCATTCTGCGCGGCGGTCTCGAAGCGGCCGGAGCGGAGGGTTTCCTGCTCGAATTTGGCCTGCAATTCGGTGATGCGTTCGAGCATGGTGTTTTCGGCGACCGGCGCGCGGCCGATCAGCACTCCTTCGGCGGTGCATTCCGCCACATGCGGTGAAACTTTCATCACGGCGGGATTGTAAGGCATCACCACGCCGGTGGCGGTATTTTTCATAAAGCGGGCTGCGTTCATGTACTGGACTCCTTTGGTAAGCGCCGCCGGAGCCGGAGGACCGGACGGCGGCGCGGGTTGATGTCAGGCGATTTTAACCACGGAATAGCCGAGGGCTTCCGGGTGGACGGTTTTCCAGCCGTAGACGGTCAGGCCCTTGTAGACCTTGCCGAACCGCTTTTCGCGCGGGCAGGATTCGTTCTTGACGATCTGGGTGGCGAAACTGATCGCATCCTTGTGGCCGAACACCGGCTGCCAGTTATCGCCCGTCTTGTTGAGCTGGTTGGTGGCGATGATGTTGAATCGGTCGATCATGCCGATGTTGCCGGTACGCAGGCTCGACTGCTTGTCGCCGGTGATGTAGACCTCCTTGATCTCCGACTTCTTGATCCGGTTGACCACGGCGAACGGCAGGACCATCCAGCGGTTTTCGTTGGGGAGGTTCTGTTCGTCGAGGACGGTTCCGCAATCGATGATCCAGTCGAGCACATTGTCTTTGGTCAATTCAACCGGAGTTCCGGTGATGCCGAGATTGAACGCGCCGGATTTCTCACCTGCGGTCGCACCGAAGTTTTTTTCGGCGGCGTCGGCGTAAATCGCGTTGACGAACTCGCCTTCGATGGTCTCCTTGAGCTTGGTCACGGCGCGCTGGACAGCGCGCTGGATGTAGGGCACGTCGGACTGATGCTGTTCGACCTCATCGGCGTTGATCGCATAGTACTTGCCCTTGTCGATCAGCAGTTGGACAAGTTCCGGCGCGGTGATCTCCTCGATGGTGAGGTCGGTGCGCGGCGTGAAGTCGTTGATCGTCACGTCCGGCTCGAACCGGATGTTCACGGTGTCGCCGAAATTCTTGATTTCGCCTTCGCGCTTGTTGTTGGTGATCCAGGAGAGGAACAGCTGCGGGTAGAACAGCGATTCCATGGTCTTGGACCAGATTTCCGGGATGTAATTACCGTGCAGAGCGGTGGAAAGTGCAGCCATAACAGGCCTCCTTTACAGTTATCGGCCTCCTCCGCCGGTTGCCGGGGCGGAAGCCAGTTCCTTGTTCAATTTTTCGATAGTCCGGAGCAATGCGGCGGGATCGCCGACTCCGGTGTTGAATTTCCGGTTGGCGGCATTGAGGTCCGCCAGAATGGTCGCCTGATCGCGCTGCGCCGGGGGAAGCGCCGGGGCAGCACCGTTGACCGAGCGGGGAAGCGCCGGAGCGCCGCGCCGGACCGGCGGGACAGCAGCCGGAGCCGCCGGAACGACCGTCTGCTGCGGAGCCGCAGCGGCGGAATGCGGCGGTGCATAGAACACCTGTTCCGCGCGCATCTGGTCGGAGATGACTTTGAGAATCTCCGCCATGCGGACCACGTCACCGCGGCTGCTCGCTTCGCTGTAGTCCTGCGCGGCGGATACCCGCTGCTGCGTGACCGGGTCGAGACGGGTGAACTGATTCATGAACTCGTCGACGGCTCCTCCCTGCTGTTCGAGCAGGGCGATGGAAAGACCGCGTTTTCCGAGTTCCGCGTCGAGCGCGGCGTTGATCCTGTTCTGCCGTTCTTCTTCGTCCCGCTGCCGGAGCAGGTCCACGTTCTGCGCGACCTGATCCAGCCGGGGATCGGCAGCCGGAGCGGCTCCCCCCATCACTTCCACCAGCGCCACGGCGGCTTCATGATCGAATCCGCCCGCTTCCAGCTTGGCGATGCGCTCCGCGATTGCCGGATTTCCGGCGGCGGCTCCGGCGTTCTCGCTTCCGGCGGCGGGCTGTCCGTTTCCTCCTGATTGCGCTTTCAGCCGGGCGTTCTCTTCGCGGAGCTGTTGAAGCTGCCGGTTCAATTCGGGAACTTCCGCGTTGTACTTTCCCTGCAACGTCTGATAACGCGCCTGATGCAGCGCGAGCAGCTTTTCCCAATTGACTTCTGCGGGCTGTTCGGTCGTTTCCGCCGGGGCAGTCGGATCGGCCGGTGCAACCTCCGGGGCCTTCTGATCCGTTTCCGGGACTACGGCCTGATCGGGCGTTTCCGTTCCGGTTCCCGGCTCCTGACCGGGGACGGGAGCGGGCGCGGGGTTGGCGGCGTTCCGGGCGGCTTCGACTTCGCGACGGGTTTCGGGCGGCAGCGTGGCGAGCATCTCCGGGGTGTACCCGGCGTACAGTTCAACCAGCGGATTCTGCGTCTCCGTTCCTGCGGCGTTGACGGTTTCGGCTCCATTGTTGACGACGGTTGCGGACATGGTTCACTTCCTTTCCTGCGCCGGGCCGCCGGTGGGCGGTGTCCGGCAGTGTGTTAAAAGAATCCGGGCGGGGCCTTGCGGCCGGTCTCCGGGTTGATTTTCTTCAATTCGTCTCCCTGTCGGCTGAGAAGCGCGATCACTTCGTTGAATGCTACCATTCTTCCCTGCCAGTGGGAAAAGTCGGCGGGAGAAACAAGCATCATGCGCAGTCCCATCTGGACAAGTTCATCCCGCCACTGTTCGAGTACGATCTTCATGGAGGGATTGTTTCTCAATGCCTCCAGCGCTTCGAGATAACCGGGCTTCAACTCCTGATTCATCGTGCATCCTCCCTGGTTGCCTGACGCTGCATTTCAGGCCCTCCGGGGACCGGCTGGCCTCCCTGCTGCCGTTGTGCGGCCTGAATCTCTCCTGCCAGCGCCCGCTTGGCGCGGTCGGCTTCCTGCGGGGAAATCTGTCCGGCGGCAAGCTGTTCGTCGATCTGCTGGATCGCGGCCTGCAACTCGTCGCTCTGAGCGGCGGCGGCCTGCTGCTGCAACTGGAGCTGCTGCTGTTGGGCGGCGAACTCGGTTTCAGAGGTAACGATATCATTCACCGGCATATCGAGGGTGCGGACCACCTCGCGGGTGAGCGCTACAATGCCTTCCGGCTTCAAAATCTGCTGAAGGAGCGGCGATTGCAGTACCAGCGAGAAGAACTCCCGGCGGCGGATCTGCGACTGTTCCTTGAACGCCAGTCCGATTGCGCCGCGCGCATGGATTTTGAAATCCCCTTTGGCGGAGTTCGGCACCTCCGGATCGTTGATCTTGTCGTAGTAGAGGTCGCGGATCAGCGGTTCGTAAAGGCCTTCGTCGATGTTGTTGATCGGGTCTTTGATCTGGTTGCTGGCGGCGTCGAGCAGCATGGAGAGGCCGGAGGCGGTCCCGGCTGCGCCATTTTCCGCGCCTTTGCTGACTCCCTGCGAATATTCGGGAATCCCGGAAATCCGGTCGGCGAACACCAGTTCTTTTTCCAGCTCCCGGCTCAGGGAATCGGAAACATCCGGAATCTGCATCAGCTCGAAAGGCTTCTGAGCGCCATAGTATCCTGAACCTGAAACAAACCACTGTTTGAATGGAGTGATCTGCAAAGGCTCTCCGGGTTTGAGGCGGACGGCGTCGGTGTTGATGATGACCTGAGGCGCACCGGCCAGCGCCAGATTGTTGTTCCGCGAGCGCATCAGCGAGTTGACCGATCTTTGCACGTGGTGCAGCAGGTCCGCGATGCCTTCGCCCCAAATGCTGTCGATGTTGGCGCGGTAGCTGGCGGAATAGATGTACCGGCTGGCGGCGGAGAGCGAGCAGTAGATGCAGTGATTCCGCACGACCACCGCGTACACCTCGTAAAACTTCAAATCTTCGAGCTGGTCAATATCCTCCACGCCGTCTACACCGGCGATCCGGACCTTGACCGCCGCCGCGTCCTCTTCGCTTTGGGCGATGCCTTCGGCGGCGGCCTGCTGCAACTTCTGCTCAAACTCTTCGGGAGATAACGGGACCTGCGGCGAATCCGGATAAAATTCCGCAGCCTGCACAGGTGACATTGAGCGTACACACCAGCTTTTGAGCAGCCTTCCGGGGACTGCGCCATAAAATTCGAGCGCGGCGATTTTGCCGTTTTGCCGGTACTGTTCCTGATCGAACAGCTTTGCTTCCGGGTATGCTGCCAGCGGATCGGTTTCGTCGCCAGGCTCGGCGGCGGAGGAGTTTTCGGCGATCACCGCCGCGATCTCGGTGGCATTGTACCCGGAAACTCCGGCCAGCTTGCCCAGCTCGCTCAGCGAATAGAGTGAAACGATCACCAGATTGCCGTCGTCGACTTTCTTCTGCCCGGCGGCGGGAAATACGTGAAGCGGAGAAATCCGCTCGAACCGGTATCGTTCCACCTCCTTTTCGACGAGCCGGACCGCGCCGGAGTCTTCCGCGCTTTCGACCATGGAAACATGCTCGATGCGCTTCACGCAGCGCAGGAAGGCGGCGGGATAGGGGAGCAGGTCGGCGAGAAACTCGTTGAATGCGCTCTTGAATCCGCCATCCACCAATTCATCTTCGATCAGCCGCTCCATCTCTTTGGCGGCGTCGGCGGCGCGTTCGTTGCGGTACTGGACCATCAGCTCACGGACATCGCGGGCATATTCGTAGGCATCGTCCGGCGTCATCTGCAATCCCATCGCGGTAATGCGCTGCATTTCCGCCATCGTGGCCTGCACGATCTGCTGCACGAGGGGATCGGAGAGGTCGGGATCGGGAGTAGGTTCAATGGCCCAGGGCTTTTCCGAACCTCCGAGGATTTTTCTGATCCATGCCGCGCCGGTGGTGCATTTGATCTTGGTGATGGGGTAATAGGAGTCGGAGCCGCCGACACTGTGAATGTAGGCCAGCTCATCGGGCGAGTATTGCGCGTCGAAGGCGAGCTTGGCTCTGAGCAGCCGGTCGGTGACGGCGGCGCGCGCTCTGGCGTTGGCGTCATAGACGCGGCGTATGAATGCGGCCAGCTCGTCAGGGTTCAGGTTCAGATTTTCCGGCGAATCAAACATGGTTCCTCCTGTTTGGGAACCAATGTGCCGCGATTGTCAAGCGAAGTGTCGCCGCCTGTCCAAAAAATTTTCACTTCTGCGGAAAATGGCCCGGAGACGTGCGCGCGCGAACTCCACTCCCTCCCGTCCGCTTGTGTGCCTTTTCCCGTGTTCCGGCCTGTGCCGCGCCAGCGGCGCTTCCCGGCCCCCTTTGGCGTACTTTCCGGAATGTATATTCTTCCCCCGGCTATCTTGCATCATCACCCCCCTCCTGTATCCTCCCCCCTCTTCTTCGCCGCAATATTCGCAAACGGCCAGAAGACCGCCCGAATTTTTTGTTTTTTAAAAGTATATTTTACCCTGTTTAGCTGCTTGAAATATACGAAAAAGAGTATATATTAATATCAGAAACAAAGAAAAATATACGAGGTTTGAAAAATGGAAGTTTATCACGCGACCAACAGCAAGTTCGAGAAGTTCGACAACCGGTTTCTCAACAGCCGGGATGAGGGTTATTTCGGTGAAGGCTTCTACTTCGTGGATGAACTTCAGCACGCTTGGGACATCCAGCGGCAGCTTGAAGCCCGCTACCTGCTGACCTGCGAAGTGACGGATAACCTTTACGACCTCGATCTTGAAGATGACGCAGCCGCGATTGAAAACTTTCCGGCTCCTGAAGAAGTCAAGGCGCAGATGCGGGAAATTGCGGAGTACAACGGAACTTTTTTCAGGTCCGGTTCGGGCGAGGGCTTCGGACTGGAAAAGCACCTGAAAGCTGCCGGTTACGCCGGTGTGCGGGTGCTGAACCGGCTTGCCTCGGTGGGATTGACGAATTACGTCGAGGTCGTCGTATTCGACGCGAAAGATATCGAAATCACTGAAATCGAAGATGAAGAAAGCGAGGATTGAGATGAACAACGAAGAACTGAAACAGATTCAAGCGGACCTTGCGCTGACGAATGCGGCGTTTGCGGAAAAGCTGGCAATTTCGGAAATCACTTTGAAAAAATACCGGACAGGAGAAATTCCGGTTTCGGATGCGCGGCTTTCGACGGCCCGACTGCTGAAGCTGGAAAATGACCTTGCCGGGGCGATGAAAATCGAGCGCGACATCGTGAAAATGGTCCGGATCGCGTCCACAGGGGACAAACAGCCGGTCGAGTTGATCCACGAACCGGAGAAATACCGTTTCCGCTGCGGAGAAATTGAGTTGAGCTACCGCACCGGCTTTATTGAGGTTCGCTGCGAAAACCGCAAGAACAAGCTCGCGGAAACTCTCCGCAGCATGGCGGAGGGTTGGAAAATCGGAGAATTGGGCCGATGAGCCGCCCTAAAAAGATTGTCGAAGCGCGGGAGTGCGTCATTTGCGGTGCCCCCGCGCTGCCGGAGCGGAAAACCTGTTCCGATGCCTGCCGGGATGAACTTCTCTCCCGGCTGGCCCGGAGCCGTCCGCAGAAGCCCCGGAAGCATCGCACAAGAGCGGTAAAAATTCCCTGTCTCTGGTGCAGGAAAGAGATTCGTTTCACTCCAGCACACCAAAGAAAATATTGTAGCAAGGAGTGCATGGTGAACTATTGGCGCGCGCACTTCAAGCCGCTGCCGCCGGGGACCTGCGAAATCTGCGGACAGCCCTGCCGCCGTCATCATCCGACGTGCGGGCGCAAAGAATGCGTTTCCGCTCGTCTGCGGAACAAAGTGCAGCGGAAATGTACCGAGGCCATGATGGCCGCCGCCCGCGCGTCGGAGAAGTGCCGAAAAGGGCCTGAAAACACACATGCGAAAGAGTGGCGCTTGTGCTCACCTGCCGGGGAACTCTTTGTTTTCCGAAACATGAATTATTTCGTACTGTCCCATCCTGAATTGTTCCTTCCTGAGCATTTGAGAATCCTGTCGAACCATAATCCCTACGCAGCAACCATGCTTCGCCTGCTCCGTCCGGGCGTGGTAAGACACATGGAAAGTTGGCAGGGCTGGACGTGGGCCGACTGA